TGACGCCTGAAGAACTATCCCTAAATCTCCTAGAGCTCCAGCAAGCCATAGTCAAAGCCAACAGGCGTGTAGCCGTGCTAGAATACCGGTACGGCAACTGCCCGCCGAAGGTAACCGGGGAGCTTATGGATCTAGTGGCAGTCCTTACCAAAGAAATGGGCCGCCTGGACAATGAATCCTTTGAGCACCGCGAGGCTATCCAGAATCTCCGGCTAGGGCAGGAAGATATCGTTGCTAGGCTTGCCGCCCTGGAAGGCGGGAAGGGGAGTAGCGCGCTATGAGCAAGTGCACGCTGCGCATGTACGACGCCTTCACTCACTTAGACTACAGCTGTGACGACGTGCGACAGCTTAAGGATGGGTGGTATAGAGACTTTAGCGGAAGCGTGCTGGGCCGCAAGAATAGAAAGCTTGTTGAAAGATATATTGGTGAGATAGAGAGTTTTTTAAGTAAATGTAAATGCAAACTAAGTGAGGTAATTATGAACGAAGAAGAATTTATTAAACTACTAGGCAACAAGCCTTACTACGGCGCTCAGGACTTTGTTTCTGCCGGCTACTTCAAGCAGAACTGGGGCCTTAATCAGTTCGCTCTAAGTAATAAGATTAAGCCTCAGAGGATCGGCCGCACGTTCCTTTACACTCGCGAGCAGGCGAAAGTTTTGCTAAGCAAGATCCTGCGCAAAAGAGAGCTTGCCAAGCAGAATGCCGCCAAGATTGCCGCCAGAGAGGAGCGTAAGGCGAAGAAGGCTGAGCAGAAGTCTCAGGATTCCGGCATATGCTCAGGGTTTACGGAAGAGTTCCAGTCGCAGATCAAGTGCTTGCGCACCGAGATTGCCGGCCTGGTGATGCTTCTTAGAGGTTATGGGTCTAATGACGCTCAAGCTTCCGTATAACTACAAGCCTCGCCCGTACCAGGAAGCTGTCCTCCGCGCCTTAGATAGCGGCACGAAGCGCATCGTCTGGGTTGCCCACCGCCGCAGTGGCAAGGACGTCACCATCTTAAACTGGTGCGTCAAGAAGCTGATCCAGGAGGTGTGCACCTGCTTTTACATTACGCCGTCGTACGCGCAAGGGAAGAAGATCATCTGGGATGCCATCAACATGGATGGCTTTCGTCTTCTGGATCACTTTCCGCCGCAGATTGTGGAGCAGAAGAACCAGCAGGAGATGAAGATACGATTGATTAACGGGTCTTTGTTCCAGGTTGTTGGGTCCGAGAACATCGACAGCCTGGTGGGAACGAACCCTAAGATCATCGTGTTCAGCGAGTATGCCGTTCAGGACAAGAGCGCCTGGGACTACCTGCGCCCTATCGTCAAGATCAACGGTGGGTACGCCATCTTCATCAGCACGCCTCGCGGCAAGAATCACTTCCACGAGATGCTCCAGATTGCTCAGGACAACCCCGAGGATTGGTTCTGGGAGATTCTGCCGGTAGATAAGACCGGCGTGCTTACGGAGAAGGACATTGAGGGGGAGAGGAAGAGTGGGATGAGCGAGGAGCTTATCCTGCAAGAGTATTACTGTGACTTTAACCGTGGTATAGAAGGAAGTTTTTATGGAAAGCTCATCCACAAGATGCGGCAGGAAGCAAGAATCGGGTCAGTGCCGTACGAAGCCAGAACCCCAGTACATACCGCGTGGGACATCGGTTATGGTGACAGTACCTCTATTGTGTTTTGGCAGAACGTTGGAGCGGAAGTTCGCGTTGTCGATTTTTACGAGGCCCAAGGGGAAGGTATGGCCCACTATGCTAAGATGCTTCAAGGCAAGCCCTATGTTTACGGCGCGCATTATTTTCCGCATGACGCCGGAGCTGGAAGCATACACAGCGGCAAGACCCTGATGAATGTCGCTATGGACCAGGGGATAAAGCCGTCGCTGCTGAAGCGTGAGGACATTTCGGTGGGGATAGAAGCGGTGCGTGGGCTGCTGAGTATAGCGTTCATGGACAGCATAAAATGCTCGCATTTAATAAAGTGCTTGGAAAATTATCACAAAAAGTTTAATGAAAGGATGAACTGCTACAGCGAGACGCCAGTCCACGACTGGTCCAGCCATGCTGCGGATGCTATGCGGTACATGGCGATGGCGCGGCAGACCTTTAGTGCTAGTGGCGGGACTGGGACTCTGACGGCGGACAAGATCAAAGAGATGCGGAGGAAGAACCTTGGGTATTAAGAAGAGCGATTCACGATTGTATCCCGGGAAAAGATACAATAAGTTATCAAATATCGTCGTTCCATTTGAGGTGGGCACCAAAAAATGAAGCCCCTCTGCGCAACGATGGCTGCTAAAAAGAAAAAAGAATGAGAAATAAACAAACTAACTAAGGAGATATTATGTATTTAGTTCTAACCGAAGCTGCTAATTTTTCTACTGGAAAATCAAAATGGCTTACGCCATATTTTTCCAAATCTATTGAAGTAATAGGAGTTCATCTAGCTCAATCCCCGGACTCTATTGTTTACTCTTTTCCTGATATGAAACGTGTAGATATTACTGCGGAATTTAAAGTAGCCAAAGCCAAGGCAGAGAAAAATGGAAGATAAGAGATGCTGCTGTAGTGCCCTTGTGGAGCGCATTGTCGCTATCGGCAGAGCCCAGCAGAAGATGCGGGAGATCTTAGACCACGAGATCTTCGATACGCTATCCAAGCACAATCCTTACTGGGATCACGATACTGACAGCGAAGTTGCCGACAAGCTGGATACTATCAGAAGGCAGCTGTCAGGGATTCAGGATGTCATTCATGATGCTTACGCAGAACTTCTAGAGAAAGAGGGCTAATGGAACCAGAGAAATACTACCTGTACATGTGGGATATGGATTGGGAGAAAGGGGGCTGGAGGGATATTGTGGGGATCTTTCCTACAATAAAGAAGGCCACGGAATTCTTCGACGAAGAGAGCGAAAGGTACCAGGACCCGCACGGGCACATCGTCCATGACCATGTGATAATTTGGGAGATATGATGCCCTTCTACGAGCTCGAAAAGTACTACGTGTACATCTGGGAAAGGGATTTCTCCAAGTGCCTGAACTGGAAGGAGTCGACGATAAAGTGCGATACTCTGGAAGAGGCGAAGGAAGAGATGGAAAGGGAACTGAAAGAGTACAGCGCTCCTGGCTGGCGAATTAATCATATGGGTAATAGGATAATAGAGTTATGACAGACGAAGAGCTTGAGAAATGGGTAGAGAAGAAGGACCGGGAGTTCGAAAACCGCTTCCGCAAGGTTGAAGTGAACGTCGGCCGAACGACACGGTACCTGGCGCGCATCGCCAAGGCCGTGGAGGAAGCGAGCTGTACGATAAAAGCGTACGGTTCAAGGATGGAGGAGGTCGCTAAAGTAGTAAGCTTTGCCGAAGAGACGCTGATGAATGTGCTGATAGCGATCCGCCAGAACGAATATTTGCATGCATTGTATCCTGCGCAGAACGGCAAGCCAGAACAGGAAGTAGTAGGGAGATATGTGAGATGAAAGATAGGATGACGAGCATTTTCTTTGATATAGTGAAGGATTCGCTTAATAAATTCGCTCCGGAAGAGGCTAAGAAGCTCATAGTGTCCGATGTTATGCCATTTATAGAAGAGTGGTTGGCGAAGAATGTTGTAACTATTGAAGAAGAATGAAAGAAGAATACGAAACTTTCCTTAATAAAACCTTCCCGAATCTTTACAAGCATTACATCCACTTCGACTGCGGCCCCGGTTGGTTCACGTTGCTCAAAGAATTGTCGGAAAAGCTAGAACCTCTTTGCGAAAAGACCGTCTTTGCTGATTCTCAGGGAGAATTTAGATGCTATGCCTCCCAAGTCAAAGAGAAGTACGGCTCGCTACGCTTTTACATGAGCATTCTTACCGATGAGATGGACGATATCATCGACGAATTCATGCAAAAGAGCGCAAAGACATGCGAAAACTGTGGCGATGAAGGGAAGATCGTTAAGTTAGACGACTGGTATTCGTGCCTGTGCAGGAGGTGCATAGGAGGAAGGGTAGTGGGAGAGAGGGTTGC